CTATTTGTGTCTTGATACCTGTAAACACGCGCTGGAGCCTGAGCATGTTGTCTCTGAATGCCGCCGCCTCATCTGCCCCGGTCTTGTCGAATGTGATGCCCAGGGCCCTGGCCTCTTCCGTCATCTTGCGGAGGCCTTCAGCGCCTTGCTTGAATAAAGGTAAAAGCGCTGTCCCTGAGCGTCCTAAAAGCTCTTGAGCAAGGGCAACCCGCTTTGTATTATCATCCATAGTAGCCAGGCCCTCTGCTATCTGTGGCATTATATTATCAAGGTTTTTTAGGCTACCATCAGCGTTTTTGACCTGAATCCCGAGGGCCTCAAATGAGCGTTCTGCCTCGACAAGCCCTTCGTCTGCATCACTCATTCGCTTGGCCAGCGTCCTCACGCCCTTTTCAAAAGCTTCCATGCTGGATCCGGAGAGTTCTACAGCATGCTTCATGCCGGAAAGCATCTCAGTGGAGAGCCCCAGGCGAAGGCTCATTTTCTGAAATTCATCTCCTGCCTTGGCTGTACTGTTGGCAATAGCAAAGAGACCGGCACCTAGAGCCGATGCGCCCGCGCCCGCGCCTATGGCAAGTGTCTTAACGCTGGGAAGCATACCGCGCAAGGATTTCATTGTTTTGGAAAATTTATCCTTTGCGGTTATGATTATTTCAAGTTTTTCGGCCATATGTTCTCATTTCTTCTATCAGGATTTTGAGTAATTCGTCCTTGATGATATCGAATATGCTGATAATCAAATTCGATTGCTCTAAGGCACCTCCGGGATCGGGCCATTCGATTCGCGTATATCGTCCGTCATTCTGCATTTCATAACATAGATGGAACAGGTCAATCCATGTCCAGATGGGCTGCCCAGCTATCAGAGCCTCTATTGATCGGTCCCGGCCTGCTCTTCCATAGAACCGGACAGCCCTTCTGAGTTTTTTTCCTGTTCCCGATCTATATTTGAAATCTCAGCAATCTTAGTGACGACATCAAGCGTAAGGGGAAGGAAAACGGGCTCTTCCGCAAGATCCTCAATGCTCACCTGTTGCCCATTAACTCTAATGCCTTCAATATTCCGAAGATGGTCAGGGAGGATTCGGCCTGCGAGCTCCTGTAACTCAAATGCCTTGTCTGCTAATTTCCCGACTTCTTCATCACTCATATCATCTTTGATGTCAGGCATTCCGGTTGCCAAGAATGGACGAACCGCCATCATTGCCTTTCTGCGAAAAGGCCGGATCTCCATACTTACCTTTACACCATGAAACTCGGTCTCAAAACTTTGCCATCCAATGATTAAATCTAATGCCATAAGCCTCCTAATATGCTGCTTGAGTGTTGACCAAAGTGAATAAAGACGCACCCAACGATGTGGTTTTATACTCTGCATGCCCTGTGAATGCCGCCTCTACTATGCCAGGCCCCCCAATATTCACGGGAAACGCATCATAGACGACCTGGGGCAAATCGATTCTCAAGGATGTATTGTATCCCGAGGAACAGGCTTGCCCTTCCACATTGACGATGAACGCTTGCGCGGTCTTGGAAGTGCAGATATCAAATTCAGTGTCATTGATAAAAAGCATTGTGCCACTGACCTCGATCCTTCTTTTGCCCTCCCGCAAGATTCGGCTCGCAGTCTTGTTGCCATCGAGCATGCCCCTGACAGCGAGATTATTGTTCATCATAATTGTGATAGTCGATAACTCATCAATCGCATTGCCGCCTATCTGAATGCATGATTGATCCCAACTCCACTCTGAGCCGATTAGATATGTTGGCCCCGTTTTTGCGACTTTTGCGTAATTGCCGCCGATGAATCCGGCAGTGGCCTTTATCATTGCGCCGTGGGCGATTTCCAGGGTCAACGTATTGAGAAGCATGTCATGGTATTGATGTGCGCTACCGGCGGCCCGGTATACCTCGAGTGTCATCGGGGGTACTGCCACAAGTTCATCGAAATCGCCGGGATCTGGCCAAAACGTATGAGTATAATGCGAAGCAGTCAAGGTAGCATCATAGGAAGCTACCCCGGTCCACGCCTTGAGGAATTTGCCGATCAATATCGGGTGAACCGGCACCACGACATCACCTGCGAGCTCATGAAACCCCTCATGGGCAGGGACTTCGTCAATATGTCCCCCTTTCATGCTCTCATCAGGCAGTGAGGGAACATTTAAAGCTAAGGTTTCACTGATGAGAGGGAAATAATCAAATGAGGCAATATTTGCCGTGCCAAAGGAACTCTGCAAGGAAATTCCTATATGGCCCTTCATTCCATATGCTATTGCCATTACTTTCCACCTCCTTCGTCAAATATTTTGCTTTTTTTCTTTTCCACTTTTCGCGCGAGCCCTTGTTTGATATATAGCTCGCCGATTTCTTTCTCAACGTCCTTTATCATTCCGGTGATCATAAGACCGACCTTGGGGACTTCTCTTTCTCCTTCAATCCATTCTATTTTCATGCTCTTACCTCTGTCTTGATTGTTATAATTGCTGCATGGAAATAAATCTGTGCCTCCTCATCCTCATTAAAATCATATGTGATTCCATAGCCTATAGTCATACTTACGGTGCTATTGAGTGTCTTGTTGGCCGTGAGCACGTCCATGATCTCTTTTTCGGCATCCTGCAAGCGATCCTCGGCATCTGCCCCGCTCAAGAAACTAGCTGCCTGGATCTCCACCATGACGGAAGGATGAGCAAGCCAAGGTTGTGAGCCCGTAGTATGTGGATCATAATCCAAGCCCCCGCGATAAACGCCTATCCAACCCTTTCCCTGGGCTGCGGTGTTCGGATCTTCATTGCGCTTCGGATTGCGCTGAATGATATAATCTGAAAGGCCATCATTCAGGACTTTCTCAACGCCCTTGGTTATGTCCTTCATATTGATCATTTCAGGATATTCCTCACAAATTTAGCGAACAATTTCTTTAAGTCCGGGCCGATCTGCTTTTGAGTCGGCAGGACCCTTCTCACGGGTAGCCCCTCTTTGCCATAGTGATGCTTATAGGCATAGTCCACGCCCGCCTGTATCTTCGCAACCCAGGCATCCCAGAAGTGTTTCCATCTGCTCCGCATGGTGCCAGTGTCTTGCAAGATCATAACCTTACCCGTTTTCTTAGGCCCCTTACGCCTCATCATAAGGGTAACAGGCGAAAGCGGTTTCCATCCCGTCCCTGGATGAGCTAAACGGCCCTGGGTCTGGAAATTCTTTTGAATCCATTTATCCGTCAAGGCCACGGCTTGAGCATTGACCTTGCGCCGGTTTTCAAGTTTCCGTGCCTTTGCGGTAAGGCTATCTTGTAAAGCTTTCATTCCCACCAATTTGAATGCTGCTAAAGCCATCAGTCTCTTACATCTTCCAGCGCATCAAGGCGCTCAGAACTGACTCGAGTCAAAGCATGTTCTGCCCCGAGCATTGTATGTACCGGATGATAATCCATCAGATTAGACCAGATTTGCTCCGTCTGTGCCGCCGGCGCAATGGTTGTTCCTGACCCTGTGTAGATGTATTCCTTACCTTGTTTGATTGCCTCAATCCGGCCTATCACTACGTCATGGATCTTTTCAGCATCTTTCGGGACCCGTGTTTTGAGCGCATTGTAATAGGCAAGGTCAATGGTCAAGTCCTTGACTGTAGGGTGTGAGGCCGCAAAGGGAACTGTGAAATGTGAGGCCATGCGCCCGTTTAATTCCATCTCGCCATAATATATCAGATCGCTATTGACTTCAACCTCGGTCTTAGCCCAGGTTTTAATCATGGGATATCTAATAATTACTTCTTCATAGGTTGTGTAAGACATTTCATACCTCTAGCTTGTGTCCAGGCTTTCGGTGATATGCACTTCTGCTTTGTTTTCCGGTCTTGCAGGCAAGGTGAATTTGCCGCCTGATCCCGGATTGATCTCAAATTCTATATAGTATTTGCCTACGGTGTCCGTGTCTCCCGATTGCCATTTATACTCAAACTTTCCATTTGTGCCATCACTGATATTGATTCCCGTAGTCTGCCGATCAATTTTGAGTGCCCCGGTCCGTGCGTGTTTCATGGTGCAATAGATTGTGGCCCCGGTGATAATCACAACCGCATTGTCCGCATCCTTGACTTGCGCGTAGTAATAAGGCTGCAGGTCATTTTTCTTGACATAAAAGGTTTCTATGCTCATGCTGCTTTTAACATCCTTATTTCTGTGTCTTTTTTGAAAAGCCTTATTTCAGTATCCTTCTCAAAGATTCGTCTTGTAGCCTCAATTTCCAGAGCTATCGCGGTCCCAAATTC